TTGCCATCAAACACTATTTTTCTGTCTACTGCTGACCCAGTTCCAACGGTTATATCGCCTGAGAATGTTGCGTTTTCATCAGAATCAAATGTCATTGCAACGGCATCAGCGGCAGAAGTAATACTCACTGCGGTAGCCATTATGTCTTTTACATCAGCTTTCTTGAGTGCGTTGTCTGTAGCATCAAGAATCATCATGTGATCGCCCGCTACTGGTGTGACTGCGGTTAGACTAGATATACCTGTTGCGGGGAAGGTGTTTATCTCCGTCATGGTGAATGTTTGTACTTCTAGGATAGCCCCATTTGCGGGTGCTGTGTCCATTGTCAAAGTAGTGCCACTGACTGCGTAATCTGTCTTTTGCTGATATACGCCGTCTAGGAATACGTTAGTGTTATTCTCATGTGAAGGGTCTACGGTTAGTGTGAATGCAGTTGTAGAGCCATTAGCTGTAAACTGGTCTATGTTTAGCCCTTGTCCAGATACAGCGTTAGAAACATGATAAACAACGACTTTTCTGCCGTTCTCTGGCTCTGTGTCTAGCGTTAGTGTAGTTCCTGATACGCTGTAGCTATTCGGGTTTTGATATACACCCTCTATAAATACGATTGTGTTATCTGTGCTTGCGGGTGCTTGCGATAATGTAAATTGTTCTGGATTAGCACCTGATGTATCTACTGTGTATGTATTGACACTTAGCGTAGATGTACCACCACCTCCAATCTCGCCCCATGCATCAGTGTAGCCTTCAAAACGAGATAGCGTGCTGTTGTATCTTAGATAGCCCGCCGCCCCTGTTGGTCTTTGCCCTGTTGTTCCTACTGGCAAATGCACCGCATCAGTGTAGCTCCCGATATCCAAGCTCACATCTGGGGAAGCGTTCCCGATACCGACTCGGTTTGTGCTGACATCTACCATTAAGACATTTGTATCTACGGTAAAGTCACCTGTTACGCCTAATGTTCCCGCTACTGTGGCGTTTTCATCAACATCTAATGTATCTATATGTGCTGTTCCATCTAGGTACAAGTCTTTAAATTCAACACCACTTGCACCTAAGTCAACATCATTGTCTGTTTGTGCGCCAAATATACCATCAGCGATATACACTTGTTCTGCGTTAGCGGCATAGAAGTGAATTTCATCTGCTGTTTCAAAGTCAATCTTAGTCTGGTCATCTTCACCGATCTTTATATCAGTAGCCAAAAGATCAATGTTTGCAGTACCATCAAAGCTAACCCCACCGATAGTTCTTGCTGTAGCCAATGCAGTTGCCGTAGCCGCGTTGCCTGTTGTGTTCTGGTTTAGCGTTCCGATAACTAGGTCTATTGTGTTATCCGCATCTTGGTATGTAGCCGTAATGCCAGTCTCAGTATTGCTTGAGAACATAGCACCGACTGTATCGCAGATAACTTCAGATAAGTCTATGTTGGCAGAGCCATCAAAACTGACCCCATGTATTGTTCTTGCATTAGCAAGGGTAGTAGCGGTGTCAGCATTGCCTGTTAAAGCGCCTATAAAGCCTGTAGCGGTGATTTTTCCTGTTGAGGGGTTGTATGTTAGTGTGCCATCACTTTCTAGCCCTAAATTGCCACCATCTACATCTCCACCCGCCGTGAATATTATGGCGTTATCTTCATTAGTGCTTTCATTGTCAGTTATGGTGACTGTGGTTGCTATTGCCGCCGTTCCTGTCGTATCTTGGTTTAGTGTGCCGATTGAAAAATCAAGCGTGTTATCACTGTCCTGATAGGTGACCGTTATCCCTGACTCCGTGTTACTGGAAACCATTGCACCTACTGTGTCACTGATTGTTTCGGCTAAAGTTGTACCATTTACTGTAATTGCATCTGCTTCTAGCGTTCCATCAATATCTACATTGCCTGAAATATCAAGCGTTGCCGCCGATAATTCACCCGCTATGGTTAGATTACCGCTAGATGGGTTGTATGTTAGCCCTGTGTCTGTTTCCGCGCCCTGTGCGCCTGTAGCGCCATCTACGAATACAGGGTAAACCGTTTCATCTGTGGAATTGTTTGCTGTTACGGTAAATGTACCCGCATTTCCAGTAGTGTCCTGATTTAATGTGCCGACCGTTAGGTCAATCGTATTATCTGCGTCTTGATAAGTTGCCGTTATTCCGCTCTCTGTATTAGATGAGAACATTGCACCTACGGTATCTGAAATTACTTCTGATAAATCAATATTCGCTGTTCCATCAAAACTTACGCCGTGAATGGTGCGTGCTGTAGCTAGAGCCGTTGCGGTAGCCGCTAATGCTACTGCTATATCAGCAGAGCCATCAAATGATGTTCCACCAATGGTACGCGCTGTGGCTAATGTGGTTGCGGTTGAAGCGTTACCTGTCAATGCACCTGTGAATCCACTGCTTGTTAGCATTCCTGTTGAAGGATTATAAGTAAGACCTGTATCTGTTTCTGCCCCTTGCGTTCCAGTTGCCCCATCCACAAACAATGGATAGACAGTTTCATCAGTTGAGTTATTGGCACTAACAGTTACATTCGTTGCTAGTGTTGCAAGAGCAACATCAATATTTGCTGTGCCGTCAAATGAAGTGCCACCAATTGTTCTAGCGGTTGCGAGTGCTGTTGCGGTATCTGCAAGGGCGACCGAAATATTAGCTGACCCATCAAATGAAGTTCCACCGATAGTGCGGGCAGTTGCTAGAGTTGTTGCTGTGGTTGCGTTACCCGCTACATTTCCTACAAATGAAGTTGCGGCAAATACTTTGTTTGCACTTAATCTAGTGTTTCCATTATCCCATGTGATAGTTGGTTTACTGCTTGAAGCACCAAACTCAATACCCGCACCGTTTGTATTTGATAATGTAGTAGCACCTTTCGCTACTCTGATTGTTGCATCTTCTACATCTAATGTAGCTGTGTTCAATGTAACAGTATCGCCATTTACAGTTAGATCACCTGTTACGGTCAAATCATTGCCAATCGTTACATCATCAGGCAATCCGATAGTTACACCCGCACTTTCTGAGCCTGACCCACTTACCTCAATCTCGTTAGATGTACCCGCTATTGTTGCAACATAATTACCTGTTGTATCAGTACCTAAAGCCACACTATTTGCGGCGATAGTTGAAGTTATAGATATATTACCTGTGCCATCAAATGATGCTGTACCTGTTACATCACCCGCTAATGCTATGTTTCTTGCTGTTTCTAACGCTGTTGCAGTTGCGGCGTTACCTGTGGTGTCCTGATTTAAAGTGCCTACTACGAAATCTAATGTGTTATCAGAGTCTTGGTATGAAACAGTTACATTCGTTTCTGTGTTACTAGAAACCATTGCGCCAACGGTATCAGCTATGAATTCGTCTAATGCCGTACCATCTACAGTATAAGCATCAGCTTCCAATGTGCCATCTACATCTACGTTACCCGATATGTCTAAGGTTGCGGCTACTAACGCACCACCTATAGTTAAGTTACCAGAGCTAGGGTTGTAACTTAAACCAGTATCAGTCTCAGCGCCTTGTGACCCTGTAGCACCGTCAACAAATATTGGATATACCGTTTCATCAGTAGAGTTGTTAGCGGTTACTGTGAAGTTGTCTGCTGTACCTGTTGTGTCTTGGTTAAGCGTGCCAATAACTAAATCAATGGTATTGTCTGAATCTTGATAAGTAGCGGTTATATTTGTTTCCGTGTTTGAGCTAAACATAGCCCCTACTGTGTCTGATATTACTTCACTGAGGTCTATATTAGCTGTACCGTCAAAAGATACGCCATGTATTGTTCTCGCAGTAGCTAAAGCAGTAGCCGTATCTGCCAATGCTACAGATATGTTTGCTGTTCCATCAAAAGATGTACCGCCTATTGTTCTTGCAGTAGCCAGAGCCGTTGCAGTAGAAGCATTACCAACAACATCACCTGTATAACCAGAAGATGTAATTGTTCCTAATGATGAGCCACCGTCTGCGAATGTAATAGTTCCACCATCTGCATCTAGCGTAATACCGCCACTTGAATCTAAGGTTACGGTAGTTCCCGCTAGTTCTGCTGTACCATCAGCAGTAATTTGAATATTAGCCGCCGCCGCAGAAGCATCAGTTGTTGTTATATCAAGCGTTCCGTTAGTACCTACTACTAAGGTAGCCGTATCACCAGATGAGCCTGTCATAGTTAATGTCTTGGCATCTAGGGCTATATCATCAACGGTTAGTGCAGATAGTGTACCTAGTGAAGTTACATTGGGTTGTGCGGCAGTTTCTAGCGTACCTGTCATTGCCGTAATGGTCATTGATGCGACTGTACCGCCTTGTATTTTATCTCCGCTTATTTGGTCATTAGCTAATGTGAACGTACCGCCTGATACATCAAGGGTTTTACCGCTACCTACAGTTATATTAGTTCCGTCTATAGTGCCGCCATTGATGTCTGTCGTTGTTAATACTGAGCTTGCTAATGTAATAACACCTGTTGAGTTGGCTATTGAACCCGCCGCTGTGCCGTCTTTTGCTTTTATGTTTGTTACTTCAATGTTTGTGGTATCTACCGTAGTTGAAGCTAAATCTGTGATTGTAGTTGCGGCAATTGTACCACCCTCTACCTTATCACCTGATATTTGGTTGTCAGCGAGTGTAAATGTTCCACCTGATACATCTAATGTTTTACCAGAGCCTACTGTGATGTTTGATGTTGCTATGGTTGCCCCATCTATTGTTCCACCGTCTATATCTGGTGCGTTTACATCTGGGCTTGTTAATACTTTGTTTGTTAGTGTCTGAGAGCCGCTCAATGTCGCTACAGTTGAATCTATGCTGACAGTAATGGTATTAGTGCCACCTACAGTATCAATGCCTGTACCGCCCGCTACGGTGAATGTTTCGCTATCTAGGTCTATGGATAAAGAGCCACCACTATCGCCTTGAAAATCCATATCTTGCGCTGTTATCTGTGCATCTACATACGCTTTGATTGATTGCTGTGTTGCAAGTTTGCTGTTGCTGTCTGAGCCTAGATTATCTTCATCTAGTACGCCTGTGACAGTAGCACCACCACTGGTGAATATTAGACTGTATATTTTTGCGGGTACGGATTGCGCTCTCGTTGATTGGCTATCTATCCATTCGGTATTGTCATGGTCATATATAACCAATGACCCCGCCGTGCTTGCAGTTGCATCATCTACATCTCTTTTTAATAAAGTATTTGCACCCGCCAGACCTTGTGTGCCAACCGTTATGACTGATATGTTTGTTGAGTCAGTTACTTCAATTTGGTTAATGGTACTACTAGGATTGATAGTAATGTTGTCTGTACCACTCATCTACTCATATTCCTTCTTACGCTGTAAGTACCTTCAAGAATACGGTATATACTACTGCCAGTTACAATCTCTAGGTCATATACGCCATCACCAGTTGATAGATTAGCTGTATCTGTAGCGCTTATTGATAATGTGACAGTACCCGCCGCACCACCTAAAGCGATTCTGCTGTTTGCTGTAGTTAATGTCATGATAACGCTGTCAGACTCAGGATTTTCTCTCAAATCCATTTCGGCGCTACTGTAACCAGTTAAATTAATTACTGTACCGCTAGAATCCTTCAGTGTAAGGACTTGTCCGAATGTAGCCCCTTGTTCTATTACAAAATGATGATAACCCGCGCTCATGAATACCTATTCCTCTAATTAGCATGGTATCTACCATATTGCATCTGCTTAGATTGATAATACCAGAAAACTAGGCTTTTGCTTTCGTTTTTTTCTTGGTAGTTTTCTTTTTCTTAGTAGTCTTTTTAGGTGCTTCTCCACCTTTATAGGCTTCATTAACATCAGGGGTATTTGGGTCATCTGCAATGTAGTGACCTTTATCATCTCTGGCTCTTACTGGCTCGGCTTCCTCAACATCAGCAGTTGATTCCATCTTAACTTCCATAGCCCACCCATTCGCCACAAATGTTTCCATCAATTCTTCTTGCCACTTTGACTTAGCATCTACTACTTCATTGTGTTCGTAGAGTCTCGCTTCAGTGCCATCTTTGTTATCTGAACCTACTTTTGGTACTAAGACTTTAAATTGTTTGTTTGCCATAAGGCATTACCTCTCGGTTAGTTGAGTTAAGGTAACTGCTTCCTTTCGCTTAATGGTGTATTGCTTTGCCTATAAAAGAAACAGTCACCTAACTCATTTACACTTATTTACGCATTATGCGCAGTAAAAGCGTTGTCCGCTGAATGTCTAGCATGACCTTTAACGACCATTGCCCCTAAAGGCGTACCGTTAGAGTGCGTGCCAGTTTTAGCTAAGACTACTCTTATATACCGACTATTGCCGACATATCCAACACGGAAAATACCACCTGTTGAATCTGGGTTTCCGTTTGCAGTTCCGTCTAGCTTCAAGAAGATACCGCCCGCGGCAATAGTGCCATCTACGATACTAGCTTGTGCTACATCAGTGTAAGTTGAATCATCATCAGATTCCTCCAATGAAACTTCAAAATATACTGAACCAGAAAGAGTATCACCTTCCGCACCTACATCAACAAGAACAGTAGCGCTTTCATAACCTTGTAGGTCTACTCCTGTTCCGTTAGCGGCGGCAGTTCTTGTAGCGGCGGCTAAACTCACTACTGGGACAATATTATTGCTTAAATCTTTCATAATTAGTCACCTATACCCTTATGTTGAACATTTTTGTTTAACGATAGCCTCAGCTTGAACCACTTGTCCACCGACTCTACGGCGTGCAATGTATCGCACGTTACCAGTAGTAGCCTGTGTGAATGGGTCACGCAAGACCGCCATAGATACCCTGTCTACAATCATGTAGGCGCGAGAGAAGTCACCGAATGCTACTGGGTATGTGTTACTACCTTCAGATGGCATATCAGTTGCTTCAACGTATGGATATCCTAATACAGTGTTAGTCACACCGCCTGTAAGCATCATGCCCGCTTGGAAAACATACTGACCCGCAGTATCTTTCAGCTTACGGATGCTAGAAAGAGTAGTTCTGTTAAAAACAAAAGTACCGTTCTTTGCATACTCAGACTTGATGCCATGTACCAGACCGATAAGACCGTCAGCTAATATAGTAGAAGCATGACCAGATACTACTTCACCAACGTCACCGTTAGTCATGAAGCCTTCTGGTTTACCTACTGCATTACCTGATACAAAAGCAGTACCTTCAGCTTTTGCAAATTGCTCTGCAAATTCTGACTGCATTTCTGCTTCTAGGTCAAATACTGAATCCTCTAAGTCTTGCTCAGAGATATCCACTAGAGCGTAATGCTCATGTGCGGGTATTTCTTCAAGACCTACGTTGTATCCAGTAGTTTCTGAGCGAGTTCCGCTTTCAGCTACCCATGATGCGGCAAACTGACCAGTTCTCTTAGGTACTTGGATACTGCGCTGACCAGTAGTACGGAGTCTAGCAATACCACGAATAGGTGAGATTTCAGTTACAGTTTTGAGTAACTCTCTTACATATTCTGGGGGTGCTAAGTAACCGCCTGTAGTGTCATTGCTTACAGTAAGTGCTTTCTTATCCATATCTGATAAAGAATCAAATCCTTTACGACAATATGACTCAAATGCTACGCAAAGCTCGTCTGCTGATTTAGCATCGTAACCAGAATTGGGTCTAGCAAGAACCGTTTCTAGTTGCTCAACTTTTTCAGCTACGCCATCTTGCGCGGCTTTAGTTTGTGTGAGTGTTTGGTTGATATCTTCAAGAGAATCAAGTTTCGCTTCAATCTTGCTCATCTTGTCATTCAACAAAGCATCTTCACCCAAACCTTTTTCTAGTCTATCAAGTTTCTCGTCATTAGCTTTTTTGAATTCATCAAATGCTTGACCATACTCCTGTAAGACTGTTTTTACATCTTCAGTTCCAGACATTTTAATTTCCTTTTTAGTTAGATGTTTTTAGGGTTAAAGTTAAGGTTTTTATGGCATCTACCAGTTCTTTTTGCTCTTTTTCTTCTTTCTCTCGTAGCATCTCACTACTTGATTTAGATTCAAAGGCATGATGAACGGCTTTTGCCGCCATCTTTGCTTCAGAACGAGAAAGATTGAAGGCATCTCGCATTCCATTTTCCCACTCTCTAATAGAAACCGCTTCGCCTTTTACCGACATCACCGTAGCTTTCGGATTCATCGGGAACGTGACTAGACTAATTTCCATTAAATCTACTTCACCAATCATTCTTTTTTTAGAACGCTTGTCGTAAGTAATCGTTTTAGGGTCTGCTCTAAATCCTATAGACATTCCATCTAAAGCACCCATTTTTAATAATTCATAGGCTTCACCGCCCGCCTGTGTCTGCAATGCAAGTCTACCTTTTACATAAAGACCGTGATCATCTTCTTTAATAGAATCAAATACACCAATAGGCATATCGCTCTTATGTTGGTATAGAAGTTTGACACCTTTATTGCCGCGCCGTCTTAGGCTCTTTTTAAATGCGCCTGTCTTGATGACATCGTTACCTAAGTCAGTATTTTCAAATACAGATGCATAACCTTCAAAACGACCGTACTCGCCTTTTTCTTCATCTTCTTCGTCTTGGTATGCTTTTATTTCTGATTTGAATTCAATGTGTTGGCTTTTTACGTCTGTACCTGTAGCAAGTACATATTCCTCATGTGTTTTGCATGGCATATAGATTGTATTGCCATCTTCATCATGTTTGTGGATTCCGTCACATCCTAATTCTTTTGCTCTGTCTTGAGCTTCTTCTTCAGTAGTGAATACATCACGCCTGATTTCTTCCTTTGCATCATTCTCTATAGAATCTTCTTTCAAAGTAGGCTCATTAGCCTGAACATCTAGCATCGCATTTCCAGTGTTCATTTAAAGGTTTCCTCTATTAAGTTTCACCCATATTAGCCCAACAAACAAAATCTTACAATACATAGACTTATTTATTGACTGATACCATTTACTTCATCTTCATCAACATAAATAATCACGCACCTACAATTAATAACATTCTTTGCCCCGCCTTTGGGATCGCCCGCGTGCATCATTTGAGTTCCGCCCACATCAAATGGCTCATCCATAGCTCTCACTTGTCCGTTTACGGCGCTGTGTGCTGATCTAGTTCTTAGATCATTAGTAGCCGCCCACCGCTTCATCATCCTAATATCATATTCATCTCCTACTGTTTTATGATACTGATGCTGTGCAAAACTAGCGGCATTGTGTGTTTCTGTTCTGGCAATCGCGGCGGCTCTACGTCTTGCTATGGGTGTTGTCTTGGTTATGTTTTTTGCTATTTGAGTAAGTGTAAGACCTTCCACTCTACCTTTTGATATAATTTTTTGCACAGAGTTGATAACAGACTGAGTCATGTATGCGAGGAATAATTTTCTTTCATTGTTATATAGCTCTATCAGTCTTTCAATATCTCTGTTTCTACCAAACACGGATACATCAACGCTTTTGTTTATTTTTTCATACCTTGCTTCATTATCTTTAAAGACGGTTATGAACACTCTCCGATAGTGCAGAGTCATAATGCCAAACAGTTCATTTTCTAGTTTTCTGTATGCGGCGTTTCTTGAGTACAAGCCTGTACCTTTGAATGTTTTTGCTTGCATCCTTATATGTTTTGGTATGATTGTACTTAGCTTTCTGTAAATACTTCTAGTAAGATTATTGCGTATTCTATGTTGCCGTCTTACTTCTTTGCGTATGCTTATTCTTCCCTGTTTAAATCGTTTTAGGCGTTTTTTCTCACTTGATGGTGTATTTTGTGTCCACAGAATCGTTTCTGCGGGGACTTTTGCCTGTGAGTGAGGGTCTAACATAGGTGTTATTTGCTAGATAATGGGTGACCTTTTGGGAATAAATCTGTATCAAACTTACCACCTCTGAATCTACCTTTGGCTAAAGCATAAAGGAAAGCATTCACGCGAGCATACGCCCATTGGTCTGAGCTAGTGACGCTAGGTCTAACTGATTGTGGGTTCATGTTGTATGCACCAATACCTCTTTTGAACACAGCTTCAAGCATTCTTTGTGTTGCTCTCTTAGTTGGCTTATCTCCGTACTTCTCGTTATGTTTTGATACTTTATTCTTCAGCCCTTCTTTGACTTTTCCTGATATTGGGGCTTTCAATTCTGTCACGCCGTGATGTATATCTTTCTTGAGCATCTTTTCAGACTCAGCTTCTAACTGATTACGTTTCTTTGTTGACCAAGAAAAACCCGCATCACCACCCCAGAGCGCCCATGCTATTCTGCCCGCACTTGGATATCCTTCTTGACCTACCTTGAATCCTTGTCCTTGCTTATCTACCTCATGCCGACTAAAAAATGAATACATACGGCGTACTGTTCTTGGTGAAAGGTTTTCTTTATTTATTAACTGATTCGCTCTAGCTACACCTACCATAGTGCCACCACGATTAAACTCTTTTCTCCATTTAAGCCCGCGCTCTGCTTCACTCGCCATGCCATCTGTTGGTGTAAGGTCTATGTCTGCAATAGCCTTCACATCCTCATCCCAGATAATATCGTCTATGTCTTTTTCATCATCATCTTCTTCTTCATCTTCATAGTCTTGAATATCCAGTTCTTCTTCCTCTGGTGTAGGCTCTGGTGTTGATTCTGAGCCTATTGGGAACAAGGTTGATGAGATGTATATATCATCACCACCATCAATCGGACTAAGACCTAGTATCTCTCTGGCTTCATTACGAGTCATTATGCCTTCTCTTACAGCGCTTGTTACATTCTCGTATGTCTTTCTTTTGCGTTCTGACAGCGCGGGAATGTTCTCATACATATACTCAAATCTTATATTCTCATTGAACATAGGCACTAACCATTCATTGATATCTGATTGTATTAACTTTAGGTGAGGTATGATTGTTTCTTCATAGAGAGCGAGTCTTGCTTCAGCCACATTAGAATAAGTCTGTGCATCAGGCACGCCCACTAACTGACTTGGCACTCCAAAGCATAAGGCTATGTCTGTGGCGCTCATGTGTTTTAGGTTGATGAAATCCATATCTTTTGGACTCAATCCCATCTCTTTCCAATCAAAGTCACCTTCTAACAATAACGGTCTGCCCGCATTACCCGCACCTTGAAATCTATTGTTTAGGTCGGTTAGAAGTTGCTGTCTTTGCCCCTCTGTTAGATTTACGTTGAACCCTGATTCATCTTTAGGTTTAAATATTACCGCCCCACTAGGTCTAGCGCCATTATTCAGTAGGTTGATATTATGTTTGCTTGATAGATTATGTTGATCTACTTCTACTGCCGCCGCAGATAAAGGTGAGCAACCGTAGAAATCATCCAATGGATTCCATAGCTTGATGTGCTTGAGTTGACTGTAACCTGTGTCTTGATCTACTGGATAAGATGCTTGCACTCTACCGTTTATAACATAGTCATAGCTTTCTGGTATCGGTTTCTTTCCACCTTTGATTACAATCCTGTCTGGTCTGAGTAAATGCAGTTCTTTTGGTTTACCTATTTCTGAGCCCACCTTTAATACATAAGCATTTCCACTTAGCAATAAATAACCAAACAAGGCTTGAAAGAATTCTGTGTTTGATTGTAATGG